GCCAAGTCAGTGGATTCAGTGTGCGGAGCAAGATGATTCGTATATGGACCCAGAGGTAACTTTCAACAACCTGTACAAGGAGTAACGGAAATGATGAAGACAAAGATGATGTCTGGTGGTGGAATGAAGGCAAAAATGATGGCTAGTGGTGGGATGCCCATGAACCCTGAAACTGGCAAACCAACTTTTGTTGGAGATGGCAAAGGCAAAATGAATAAGGGTGGCATGGCTAAGATGGCTATGGGGGGCGGCATGATGTCCAAGATGGCGATGGGTGGCGGTGTAAAAACCGCAAAACCTGCAATGGGCAGCGCCTCTAAGCGGGCTGATGGGATTGCTATAAAGGGCAAGACCAAGGGAACGATGATGGCCAAGGGCGGCATGATGTCCAAGATGAAAAAATCTGGCGGTGCTTATTAGTCTTTAAATAAAGGCGGGCAAGGGGACTTAATATGAAAAAACGCAAGATTCGTTTTGATACTGGCGGTCTTAACCCTAATCAGGGTGACGATGTGGACTACTATTCGGCGGCTCGCAACCAAGATGGCGGAACCGATCCCCGGGCGGAAGGGCCATCCAGCGAATCGTTAAACGATGAAACAACTGGTAAAGAACTGAGCACCCGCCGCAATCTTGAGACGGGTGATTACTACTCAACTGAACCTGTTAAACCCCCCAAGAAAGCGACACGCGCCGCTTCTAAGACTCCTCCAATCAAAAATGTTCCCAGTGATGACCGTAGTCGTACCGCTTCTTATAGCAATGAAGGGCGTAATAAACCTACTCCCGTAAGCACTTCAAAAGTTTCTAAACCAAAATATCCTACAGCGGCAGAGCGTTTTGCAGAAATTAAATCTACTTTTAAGAAGCGTTTTGGTACTCAATCTATGCGAGAAGCAAATTACGCCGAGGGCGGTAAAGTCTCAGCTTCTTCCCGTGCAGATGGTATCGCTAAGCGCGGCAAGACTCGCGGAAAGGTGTATTGACATGAGGGCAAGTCGCGGCATGGGGGCCATCAACCCCAGCAAGATGCCTAAGCCAAAAATTAAAGCACGGCGGGACAACACCGACTTTACGCAATATGCCGAAGGCGGGCAGGCTAAATCCAAGGTAAATCAGGCCGGTAACTACACCAAGCCCGGTATGCGTAAGTCATTGTTTGAGTCCATCAAGGCCCGGGCAGTGCAGGGTACTGGGGCGGGTCAATGGAGCGCGAGAAAGGCACAGCTTCTTGCCAAGCAGTACAAGGCCAGGGGCGGCGGGTACAAATAATGGCTTGGTCTGAGAAGTACAAGAAGTCTATCAACTGCGACAACCCAAAAGGCTTCTCGCAAAAGGCTCATTGTGCAGGACGCAAAAAAATGGCGGGTGGAGGATTGGCAGGCCCGCAGCAGTCGCTCAAGAATTGGGGCGATCAAAAGTGGAGGACGAAAAGTGGTAAACGATCTTCTGACACGGGTGAAAGGTATCTTCCAGAGGCTGCGATCAAAAGTCTTTCCTCCCAAGAATACGCAGCCACCACCAGAGCCAAGCGAGCAGGCAAAGCCTCCGGCAAGCAGTTCGTGAAGCAGCCCAAGGGCATCGCAAAAAAGACGGCAGGTTTTAGATGACCACTTCAGGCGTAGCCAACTTCAATCTCGATCTTAGTGAGATCGTTGAAGAAGCCTTTGAGCGCGCGGGTTCTGAGCTTCGCACGGGCTACGATCTGCGGACTGCCCGTCGCAGTTTGAATTTGCTTTTTGCAGATTGGGCCAACCGGGGTATAAACATGTGGACGTTCGAGCAGGACATGATCCCGCTCGTTACTGGCCAGCCCACTTACGCATTACCAGATGACACAGTTGATCTGTTAGAGCACGTAATTCGTACAAGCGCCAATGTCCCAAACAATCAAGCTGACCTGACCATCACGCGCATCAGCGTAAGCACCTACGCCACTATCCCGAATAAGTTGATTCAGGGTCGCCCAATTCAGGTGTACATCCAGCGGTTGACGGCTCAAAGTTCGTTGTTGCCTGCTACTGTTCAGGCGGCGTTTAGTTCAACGGCAACAAGTATTCCGGTTACAACTTTAGTTGGATTTCCCAATGCAGGGTTTGTGACCATTGGGTCTGAGCTTATCGCTTATAACGAATATCAAGCAGCTTCGGGTGGCAATCCAGCGTTGTTGTTAAATTGCGCTCGGGGTCAGGGGGACACAACTGCAGCAAGCCATGCTGCTAGTGCCGCTATTAACTTGACTCAAAAGAACAGCATTACTGTCTGGCCAACTCCTGATCCAAGTGCTTCGTATCAGTTTGTGTACTGGAGAATGCGCCGGATGCAGGACGCTACAAACTCGGGCATCAAAAACTTTGATGTGCCGTTCCGGTTTTTGCCGTGTTTGGCTGCTGGACTAGCGTACTACTTGGCTCTGAAAGTTCCAGGCGGCGGCGAGCGTTTAGTTGTGCTCAAGCAACAGTACGATGAAGCTTGGCAGTTGGCGGCTGAAGAAGACCGTGAAAAAGCAGCTATCCGATTTGTGCCCCGTCAGCAATTTATCGGGAGCGGTCCGTAATGGGTAATAGGTACGCATCAGGCAAGTACGCGATTGCCCAGTGCGACCGCTGCAACTTCCGTTACAAGCTCAAGGTTCTTCGTCGAGAAATAATCAAGACCAAGAACTACAACCTATTGGTTTGTCCGCAGTGTTGGGACCCAGATCAACCGCAACTACAATTAGGCATGTATCCGGTTGATGATCCGCAAGGTTTGCGCGAGCCGCGTCCTGACACTAGCTATACTCAATCAGGTAACACAGGACTACAAATTGTAGATGGCTCTGCAACCACACAAAACGAAATAGGGTTTCCAAGCGAAGGCAGTCGTGACTTTCAGTGGGGTTGGTATCCGGTGGGCGGAGCCAGTGGGATTGATGATGGGCTTACACCAAATAATTTGGTGTTGCGCATTCAAATTGGTACAGTCACTGTGGTGGCTACATAGGAGTAAAAAATGGCAGGCGTCAAAGAAATGTTGAAGAAACACATGGCCAAGGGTGCAGGTGCGCATCCTGATCCGGCTGTAAAAAAGATGAGTGCTGGCGGCAAAACCAACAGCGACATGCTGAAGATGGGTCGTAATCTGGCTAAAGTTGCCAACCAGATGGGTTCTGGTCGTAAGCAAAAGGGGGTCTAAGATGGCTACATACAAAGTGCCTAAGAAGGTACCTACTGTCGTTGTTGGCGAAGAGGACAACAAGAAGTATCTTCGTGAACTCAATGTGTCAGACGCCAGCGTGCGCAGTAACGAGTACAAGCCGACTAAGACCTCGGGTATCAAGATTCGTGGCACGGGCGCAGCAACCAAGGGCGTGATGGCTCGGGGGCCGATGGGCTGATATGGACAGAACTGCGCTGTACAACGCAATCATTGCGTACACGGAAAACACCAGTAGCGACTTTGCTACTCAACTGCCTGTGTTTGTTCAGCAGGCAGAGCAGCGCATTTTTAACACCATCCAGTTTCCGTCGCTTCGCAAGAACGTGACTGGGACTACAACAGCCAACAACAAGTATCTTGAGTGTCCATCAGATTTTTTAGCCGTGTACTCAATGGCGGCGATAGACGCTTCTGGCGCGTACGAGTATCTGCTGAACAAAGATGTGAACTTCATCCGGCAGGCTTACCCAAACCCTACTCAAGACAAAGCCATTCCTCGGTACTACGCTTTGTTTGGCCCACGTTCAGACAATGAAAAAGAACTGACATTCATTCTCGGCCCGACCCCCGATGCTGCTTACAGCATTGAGTTGCACTATTTCTTTTATCCAATATCAATCACGGCGTCTGCAAATCAGCAGACATGGCTTGGTGATAACTTTGACAATGTCTTGTTGTATGGCGCTTTGGTAGAAGCGTACACCTACATGAAGGGTGAGCAGGACATGATGGCGCTATACAACCAGAAGTACATGGAAGCCCTGCAACTTGCCAAGCGTCTGGGTGATGGTCTGGAGCGCAGCGATGCGTACCGCAGTGGCCAGTCACGTATTCCACCACTGCCTCAGAATAATGGTGTCAAGTAATGGCCATCGAGCAAGGTGCAACAAAGCAGTTCAAGGTTGGCCTGCCTTCGGGGCTGTTCAACTTCAGCACTGATGCGTTCAAGATGGCGCTTTACACGGGCGCTGCAAACATTGGCCCAAACACTGATGCTTATACTGCTACGGGCGAGACTTCCGGCACTGGCTATGTAGCCGGAGGCAATACGGTTACTGTTTCTGTTGCACCAACTACAGGCGCAGACCCGAACAACACAACCATGTTCTTGTCGTTCAACAACGTCACATGGACTCCGGCAGTGTTTACTTGTCGCGGGGCGATCATCTATAAGGTTGGTAGTGGTAACCCTACCGTGTGCATATTGGACTTTGGTGGCGACAAGACGGCTACAACCAATTTTGTAGTGCAATTTCCTGTTGCTAACAGCACTAACGCAATCATACGGATGACTTGATGTTCTCAGCAAACGGATCAGCAGAAGTGGGCACCGTTTTGATTCATACGGTGAGCCATCGTGGTTTTACGCCCGAAGAACTTGCTGAACAGGCGTTGAACAAAATTATTTATGTGGGAGATCAGTCTCACCCGGCCATCCGCGATCAGGCAAATGCCTATCGTGAAAATATCCGGGGGGTGCTAACCTTCTACATGAAGCGTGCAATCCAGTCGAACAACACGACCCTTGCAAACCGGCTCCGTGAATCGGGCCATCCTGAACTTGTAAAACTTTTGGAGGCTTAACATGCCCGGATTCACCACAGCAATGCCGACTTCCTTCAAGGTTGAAATCCTGAAGGCTGTTCACAACTTCACCGCCTCAACCGGCAACACCTTTAAACTTGCGCTGGGTAAAGCCACCGCAGCCATCACGGGCACCTATGGTGCTGCCACGACAAGTTACACCACCTTGACCGGCAACAGTGATGAGTTACCCAACGGCAGTGGTTACACCACAGGCGGCAGTACGCTGACCTCAGTGACCCCTGTTGCTGACGGCACGACGGCGGTGTGCGATTTTTCGGACACGACCTTTTCTTCTGCCACCTTCACGACCTCTGGCGCAATCATCTACAACGATACTGCTGCGGGTGATCCGGCCTGCGCGGTGCTGAATTTTGGTGGTGATCAGTCCGTATCGTCTGGTGACTTCACTATTCAGTTCCCGGCCCCAGCCGCTGCAACGGCAATCATTCGGATTGCCTGAGTGAGTTGATGTGGCAAATACTGGGTGGGGTGATGGCTTTTGGAGCTACAACGGTTGGGGTGGGCAAGAAACTCTCCTCCCCCTCGACGGTTGGGGCGCTGATACCTGGGGCGCAGGCCCTTGGGGCCAAAACAGCATTTCCGTTCAGGGAACGGGAGCAGTTGGCACTGTCGCGTTCTCAGTTTCAATCACCTTTGTACCCACAGGAGTCTCAGGTGCAGGCGCAGTTGGAGTCGTTCTACCTAAAGTTCAGTTCGGGCTTACGGGTGTTTCGGCCAACGGGTCTATTGGCACCATCACCCCGACCTTGGTGTTCACGCCAACAGGCGTTCAGGGGGTCGGACAGATTGGAAACTTCCAAGTCCAGGGTAACGCGGTTGTCCTGTCGCCCGGAGTTAGTGGCACTGGGTCTGTTGGTACTCCAGTTATCCGAATTGGTAAAAATGTTTCTGTCACAGGTGTTGCTGGTTCAGGGGCAGTTGGTACTACAACGCCTAAGATTTCATTTACACCCGCCGGTGTTGTTGGTACAGGAAGTGTTGGCAGCGTCACTTTCAGGCTGGACAAGATTTTGGTGCCGACCGGAGTGGCTGGCACAGGAACGATTGGTTCCGTCACAATTACTTTTACCGGCGGTGTATCGCCAACGGGGGTATCTGGAACTGGGGCGGTCGGAACAGCAGTTGCCGAGGTCATCAAGGCACTTACAGGAGTTTCTGCAACTGGACAAGTAGGCACCGTTACCCTGAAAATTAACGACAGTATCGTGGTCACTGGAGTGCAGGGCACGGGTGCGGTCGGAACTGTTTCAATTATCGGATGGCTGGTTATTGATACCACGCAGAACGCAAACTTCACAACAATCAGTACCGCACAAACTGCAAACTGGACGACGATCAACACGCAATAGGAGCCTTAGATGCCCACCACATACACCTCCCTCTTGGGTCTTGCTCTTCCCGCTACTGGAGAACTGTCTGGTACATGGGGCAGCACGGTTAACGACTTCATCACCCAGTATCTCGACTCCTCCGTTGAGGGCACACAGACCATCAGCGGTAGCCAGACGGCAGTTACGCTTTCTGTAGCCAACGGTACCTCTCTGTCTCAGGCGGGGTCGAGCGCCACCGGGTCAGCACAGTTTGCAATCATCAACTGCACGGGCAACCCGGCAAGTTTGTTGACAGTTACAGCGCCAGCATCAAGCCGTCAATACATCGTCATCAACGCCACCTCCACCTCACAGAG